TTATCGCCTTCTATTTTTTCTCTTCTTTAGGTGCGCTTTTATCTTCTCGAGTTTCGTATGTTGCCCCATGAAGCAGCCAACTAATGTGGCCGACTTAGTCGCCAACTTTCGATAAGGCTCCAGCAAAATCCGGACGTCGGTGTCTACGTCGGCGTCCACAAAGAACGGCTCAAAGTCGGCCGCCCGAGTCCATATTCGTGCCGCTTGAATCAGAGTCGCTCGCTCTACAGATGCCGGCCAACGAAGGATATAGACATCGCCGTTGTCGGCGTGGGCCACGGCGGTGGTGCTGTTCAGAGCTCTGGTCACGGTCAGGTTGTTGCTTGAAATATTCGTAACCAGCATCTGCTCGCTGCCGATTATGATAGTCTGGCCGATGGCGAACATGGCACCGTCATCCACTGCCACGGCGGTCTTAGAGGTTGTCATGGACGCATCGTTTAGGTCTGCGCCGCTGTCTTCATTATACTCACGGTATCCCCAGACCCCGTCTAACTGAAAATGCTGCTCTCCTGCGGTGAAACTGTCTTGTTTCCCTTCTGACGAACCTTGACCGAGGTATAGGGCTGCCCCCACTGCTGGGTAGGCTCAGCATTGTAAGGCTCCAACCAGTAATCGGCAGCTGCCCAAGTCTCGTCAAAGGTCTTATCGTCGTTGCTATCCTCGCTCAAACTCGTGATGGACACCAAATCGGGGATTAGCAGCCGCCCGCCGTTGTTGCCGTCGAACACCAAGGTCCGGGTTCTTGGGTAAAAATGCCGGTTGCAATATGAATCCACCCAATCGGAAACAGCGATGAGGAGCTGAAACATCTCGTCGTCATCGCCGCTGCCCGCCGCCGGGTCCTTGAGCAGACTATCGTGTTCCAATTTGGTCAGGTCTCCATATATAGACCTGTAGGCTTCTCGGCCCATCCAGCCTCCTTTGCTTCACTAATTAAATTAAGAGTGCTCTGTAATTAACCTAAGACTGCTCCGAGTACTCGATCACGATTTTGTGAACCGATGTCGGAGCAGTGCCCCGCCAACGGCCGCTCAACACCTCGTCCCGATTTCCCTTGGGGCCCTGGTCTTTCAAAAACGTTCGTGTGACGGCGCTGCCTGAGTCGGGTACCGCAAGAACGTCTATCGCACGATTGGGCGCAGTAATCATGTTGCCTGCGTCGCCAAAGAAAAGCTCCCACAAGTGTCGACCGTCGCTGGCCAGTCGTAATACCTTGACGCGGACAAACCTCAGCTTCTTCCCGGAAGTAGGCGTCAATATCGTCTGCCGGTCTATGTTCGTGCTGGCATCCACGACTGTGATCAACAACTGGTAGTTGCGTCGACGCAACAAAGCTTGGTAAGCCCGGCGGGCGGCGCCGCCCAGCCCAAGAGATGGCATCTTCTAGGACTCCTCGGTGTATTCGACCACGATTTTATGGACGGTGGTTGGGGCTGTTCCCAGCCACCGTCCGCTCAAGACCTCGTCCCGTAAACCTCTAGGGCCTTGGGATTTGAGGAACGTCCTTGTCGACACCTCACCTTCGTTGGGAACGTCCAAGATGTCCACCGCCTTCAAAGGGTTAACCGCGATGTCGCTCCCGGTACCGAAATAAAGCTCCCACAGGTGCCTGCCGTCGACTTGCTCCTGGATTACCCTGGCCCGGAGAAGGCGTATCCGCCTCCCTTTAGAAGGGGTTGCCAAGGTGTCCCTAGTGTTGGATGTGTTGGAGTCGTGGGCGTTAACCAGAGCTACGTAGGGTCTTTGTCTCACGTTGGCGGAGCGGTTTCTGGACGCTCTTCTTGATGTCGTCACTTGAACAGCCTTCCGATACCCGCGCCGCCCAAGCCAGCTATGGCTGCCAGACACGCAGTCAGGGCGTTTCCGTTGATACCTTGGCTTAGCGCATAGCCTTCCAAACGGGTGATGGCAAAAATCGTGAGTCCGGCTACGGCGGCGCAGGCTTTGGAAACATTCGGCTTAATAATTTGGCTCATTGATCCTCTTGGGAACCTCCTGTAATTCACGGGTTCTGTTTGCTTATCTAGCTGCCTTGATGGTGGGTGAATCCCTTGAATGTGCGCTCCTAGATACTTCCGATGTGGGTTCCTAGATGCTCCCAATGAAGTCCACCTGATCGTTGTTGTTGGCTGCATCGGCCCAGAACTGGGCGGTGGAGGCCGGGTTAGCCAACTGGAACTGGATTGACTCTCCCGGTGTCAGGGTCATGCCGGCCGACGAGGACACGTCGCCGCCGCTCAAGTAAATGTCGCCGGTATTGTTCGACCTGGCCTTGAACACGGCGGTTTTGAAATTGCCCTTGTGGGTGGCCTGAACCCTGGTTCCGGCGGAAGCCACTGCTATCGTTCCCGATACGACCATTATTCCTCCACTCCGAAAACCATGCCGGAAACGGTGGCGTTGCTGGTGACGTCCAGGCCCAAGGTGTTGTCGGCTGTGGCCAAGAGCAGCCCTTCTCCCAAGGCTGGAGCGTTGTGGGTCCCCGCTGCCGCCAAGAGCGGTGTTTGGGCGATGACCGTCCCTGCTGCGCCGCTGTCTTGGAATTCCAAAGCAGCCCCGGCGCTGGTTGATAGGACCCATCCCAAGAGCCTGACTTTTTTGCCGGAACCAGGAGTCCAAACCGTGGCGGGGCTGCCGGCCGTTATGGCCACTGCGTCAATCATCTTGAAGGTGTCTGGCGTGAACGACAGCTTCAGTCGGCCTGCGGCGTCAACCAGCAGGTCAGCTATGTCTCCAGCTGCCACGGCAGGTATCGTTGTGCGATAGACACCGCCGATGCGTAGAGGGTTGCCTAGGGCCGCAGCATCATGGGCGGCAGCGCCGGATATCAGTGCTCTCCCAGCGGCGTCCAGTAGTAGGTAGGCATTATCCCCATCGGTTACCGACGGGGGAGTGGCTTGGTATTTGGAACCGACGCGCACCAGCCGGTCTTTGGTGTCGGCAGGAGCGTCATGCGCTCCCTCTGAATAACCCATGCTTAAACTTCCTCTTATAAGGCTGCTTGCGTTAGAACATGCTGAAACGAACTAGATAGAGTGATAGCCCCGGCCCTTGGCGAATGCAAAGACCGGGACCCGAAGAGAACCGTTAACCTGTGGCTAGCTCAGGGGAACGTATTCAATGATTACTTTGCCCACTAGGCTGGCGGCGTTTTGAACAAGAATCTTGCCGGTGACGTGGTCGTTGGTGCCACCCTTCTTGTCCCATTTGACCGGGGCTCCGCCATTGGAGCCAGCGCTCTTGTGGCGGTCGGAAGTACCGGTGGCGTTCAGGTCCAACCCATCTATGATGTCGTCTCCCGTGTCGGTGGCTCCATCCACCAAGTCCACATCCAGGACCGAACTGGCGGTGCCGCCAGCGGTGGTGATGTCGACGATTACGTTGGTGACCAAACAGTCCACTCCTTCGGGGTTCTGTATGGCGAAGGCATTGGCGTTGCCCGATGCCAGGTCTTCGACGATATAACGCTTCATTACATAGGAGATGCCGCTCTGGTCCGGGGACAGCATGTTCTTCACCTCCTCGGCGGTGGGATCGGCTTGGCTAACGGTTGTCATGAAATCTCCTCTTATGCGTGTGTGAGTCCCGGTATGATTCAGGTTGTTAGGTAAAATTCACCGGGATTACTAGGCGGGATTCGCTTGTTGTCGTGAAAAACGGTGGCATCGGCGCCTGGCTTATGCCACCGTTTCTACAACGCCGGTGTAAAGGCAACCCCGTTGTTTACGCAACCCCGGTTATGTTGTACTGCAGGGCCGTGTGAGTAGCGGTGGAGCGGCTGCCGGTGCGCTCTTGCAGGGCGATGCGGAAACTAACCACCATGATGTTTTGGCGCTTCTGCGGGTCCCGGACGGTTTCGATGGTGAGCTCCCGTTTGAAGCCCACCCGCCATTGACTCCGGTTGACCGCCAGCAATCGGCCCGTGTCGCTGCCGTTGCCAGCATCCGTGACCTTGCCGTCGGTGTCAGCCAACTTCATCAGCTCGGATACGATGACCGGTATGCCTTCCACCGCTCCCAACTGTCCGGTCAAGACGGTCGCCTGAGGGCCGAACTTGCCCAACGTGCGGAAGTTATCGATGCTGAGAGCCCAAATAAAAGTGTTCACATCGGTGATGTAAGCGGTGTCCGACGGGCGCACGCCATACTTGCCCATCTTGGTGCGGATTTCATTGAACATGTCATCGGATACTCCACCGGCGTGGTTGTTGGCCTGTCCTGTGTTATCCACGAGGGGCAGGTGGAGCAACCCGTCGAAGCCCAATAGCCATTGCCCTTTCCCGGCGTCGGTGGCGGCAATCGTTGCACCGTCCGCATTTATGTTGTTGGTGACGGTGGTGTCGCCATTTAGGATGACGTCGTCGATAACTTCCCTGGCGTTTCGGAGCAGACCCCGCCGTAATTCCTCCATCATGGCGATGACCGAGTCTTCGTCCAAGTCATACGACCAAGGCACCTCGGCCACCAATTCGTAGGCCGTTAGCGTTTGCCGGGCGGTGGTGAGGGAGGAGCTCTTGGTCGCCACGTTCTCAGTGCCCGGATACCAGTTGACGTCGCTCAACTGCAGAGGAATCTGGAAAGGATTGCTGGGCATCTGTATCGTGTTGAACAGAGGGGCTACAGCGGTCTCCAAGTTGACGTCGTCCCACAGAGCCCGGGCTTCCTGAGTATCCACCAACTCGTCGCCGGTGCCCGCCGTTGTCGAGTCCATGGCGGCTTTGAAATTTCCTTGCCAATCCTCCAGCATTCAGGGATTCAAGCCGGAGGGCTCACGGACCTGGGCGGTCAACAGACTCCGAACGCAAGCCATGTCCAGCAAGTCCAGGCCCAAATATTTGCCATAGGGCACGCGGACCCGGTCTCCGTCGGTGTATTTGGCCAAGATCGACCGCTTCTCGCCGTCCCGCCAAGCGTTCTGCACCCGCCCCAATTCCGACACGATGCGCCCCACTTCCTCTTTAAGCGGCGTCAATTCGGCATCCATGCGAGATTGGTAGAAATCTCGGATGCCCGCCATCTCCCGCTTGATGAGTTCCATATCCTGTGTTCCGATGGTCATTTATGCCTCCTAATGCGATTATTGTTGTGAGTAAACCGCTTGCCAGTTGCCCGTCCGCTTAATCCTCATACTTCCGGCTCGTGACCGTTTCCGGTTCCTTAATTAATAATGTTAGCTGCGGCACTCCCTCAGCAGTTCCAGGATTTCCAGCACTCCGTTCTCGTCCCTTGGGTAAAATTCGCTAGGGGAAATCGCCCTTTCCACCCCCTCAGCTTCCTGAACCAGTTCTTGCGCCAGTTTTGCCATGTCGTCTATTCGGGCCGAGATTACGCTCCACATGAACTCAAAGGCCGGGCCTCCGGCATTTATGGAATTGGAGCGCGCACGGAGACCGGTGCCGGAAGGGCTCTCACCAGCAGAGGTTGTCCCACCTAGGCAATGACGCAGGTATTCCGCGGTCAATGGAGCTTTGTCTAAAGCTCGCTTCAGTGCGCTGCGGTTGGCGGGCACCGGGACGGCGCTCACCTCCAGAAGCTCTTGCTCCAAGAAGCGGATCCCCAGTAGGGCTCCCGATTTTTCGTCCCTCCGCTCCTCGAACTTCAGCGGCTTGAACCCTACGGAGACGCCCCGTTGGTAGCCAGCTTGGTACAGGCTCGATACCTCTTGGGCGAAGGCGGTAGGAGCGAAATCCACCCGGGCCAGCAGCCTATGGGGTTCCAGCCACGTTTCCACCGCCCGACCGATTACGGGACGGGCATAATCGTGGGCCCAGAGGAAAACCGGGTTCTTTCTGTAAGAGTCCAGGTTCCAGCCCGCAGTTGCGATGACATCGCCGTGCCGGTCCACCTCATCGGTTGAGAGAACGAATGAAATGGAGTTCGGCTGATGTGATTTTGGGCGGGAAGCTGGGTCATCGCTGTTGGGGTAATCCGAGTTTTCGGTGACTGGATCTAGGGTGGCCGTCTGGTTGCCGGGGTCAAACCACTTGCGTAACAATGGAGCATCACCCACTCCCTTGCGATTGGCCTCCAGCGCTTCCAATAGCCTCTCCCTATGCCAGGAATTCATGGCCAAAGGGTCCTGTTCCAACAT